TGTACGTGATAGGCTGCCAGCAACCTCGACCAGTCACCACGTCAGGAGTACGCCTACCCGCAAACAAGTACATGTGTATCTTGCCTACGTGTCTACGACTCTGTAAGTGGTTCCTCATTCCACTAGCTTCTTCCGCCTTCCATTTAAAGCCAGTTACCTTGTAAAAGGTCTCTGGATCTTGATGGATATAACGGAGTCCACGGTGAAGATGGGGCTCGTGCACCACCTTACGACCCTTCCTAAGGTCCCATCTGGGATCCCAAAAGAAGGCGCTCAGTGACACGTCTTTGTCGAAGCCTCGTTCATCCATATCTACCTCTAAATTGAAGTCGATATGACCGGCGGGCCCACGCTGGGCTAAGGGCACGGATCGGATGAGGGCATCGTGCAGCCTAAGGAATTGCCTCGACGTCTCCCTAAGGAGATGCGCCTTGTTGGCAATAACGACGCAATCATGAATGGTCTCTGGATACCGGAAGTCAAAACTCCGGAGGTACCCATACCCATCCAAATAGTTCGCGCCGCACGATTCTCGGAAAGGACTCTCAATGAACGACTTTTGGTCATTCACCACAAAGCCCACAGCCAGGAGGTCTGTGATAACACCCCTAGCATGTTCGTTACGACAGATTATGTCGTCGCCGAACACCGAGAACTTAGGATCACGCTGCAACCCCAAGGCGAGCAGTATCATGGTCATTAGCTCAAAGGTGAACCCGTTCCCCATGGAGGAAACCTTCTTCAGGACGTGGAAATCATTCCCGTCTGATTTGGGTCCCATCAGGTAAGTCGCCCTAGTTGCTTTAAGCAACCTGACGAATGGCTTATGGAACAGGAACTCACAGAGAGCCAATTGGACGCTATCACTAGCGTTCTTGAGATCTATGGTAGCGATTACTCGCTCCGAGACCAGCTGCCGGTGAAAATCGGCGAGGTGATCCAGATCATATCCGAGGGATTTTAAAACTTCCCGGATACCATTACCTACTCGACGCTGAACGAGAATGTTGCAGAACGGTTGTAGCTCTATCGGCCTATCGACCTCGTTGTTCTTCGGTACTGTGCTAAAGCGCGAAGCTTCGCAGATTACCGTCACAACGGATAGTTGACGCTTAAAGCATAACAACTGCCCATTAGGCAGGTGCCCGAAGCGTTTCCACGATTCTCTGTGGAAGGCTCTTATTGCATCGCCGTCGTGCAACAATGCTTTACTAAAGCGCGCGCGAGTGGCCCTTTTGATCGCCATTACCTCGAAAGCAGTTTCTGCCCAGAGGTCCCAACAATCGGAGGTACAATCCCACGTTGCCAACTGCAGTTTCGACTCCAAGGAGTTTCGACCGCGCGTTGGCGTAGCAGCTGAGCCTGGACTAAAATCCAGCGGGCCCAGTCTGAAGTCACTCAACCATTGGTGGAGGAGTAACCGCGCTTTATACCAGTTTCCTGGCAATAACCTCGGTAAGGACAAGGACTCGTCGAAGGCGACATACGTTTCCCAGCATTGCTGGGCTCGTTCTTTCGCCCTTTCCGGGTCAGGAACTTCCATTTTCTTTTGGAATCGCTGGATTGCGAATTCCTCAGCCGCGTCGGTGGGTTCTTCCCACTTCCAACGAGCAAGGATGTTCTGAAAGGCACGGATGGTGCTTGAGTCGTTCATGGACTGTGGCCTCAGACAGGGATAGCAGGAGCCGTCGCCGGCGGGAAGCCGACAAAGACATGCTCAGTATGCCACTGCAAGAGACCAGCAGCCACGAGACCGAGGAGGTCCTCGAGGCGATCGACGGATTCAGGGCAACCCGAAACTCGGACCCTGACACTAAGGGCGTCGACGACATCACTGCCGCCGATTGTTACAGTGTAATCATCATTGACGATGATCTCCGTCACGTGGTTCGTGGTGGGCACGCCCGAAAGGCTCTTCGCCCGGGAGGTGTGCTTGAAACGAACGTTAAGATCCGGCTCTGCCGGGTCAGCGTAGACTACGCCGGTGGGTTCGGTCTTAAGGACCTGAAGGGACATGTTAGTCTCCTAAGCCAGCCATTACAGCCGACTCAAACGTTTATGAACGGGTTTATGGGTGAGCGCGACAGCGTCAAGGATCCTTTTCCAATCAAGGTAGGGATCAAACACTATCTTGCCCATGGGTCTAGTCCATACCGTTCGTTCGTACGTCTGCGACTCGTGAGAGTACACAGTGCGAGATGGGTATGCCATGGTTCGGTCAATCCTGTGAAGGAAGCCCGAATTGGGACACAGTGTACCGGGATACTGTCTTTCATAGACGAGTTCCTTGACACCCACCTGACGAGCGATAACGGACTGTCGCTGCTTTACAGAGGTACAGTACCCAGAGCTAAAGGCCTGGTTGTCGTAGTGCGTTGCAGCAAAGATGCTGTTCGACACGTTGAGAAACCAGTCAACCACGAACGATAGGGGCAAGAGCTCCCACGCCGTGATCAATAGATTGGTACTAACCTGGTCCACTAAGCGATTGAGCGAGCCGATTTTGTACAGGATCCGCCCCGTTGACACCACTTTGGTGTCGAGTGTGTATTCGATATTCAAGGGAACGTTGTTCCCATCAT